TTACCTGATCGTTACACCATCGAATATGATTGTACCCTGTTCAATGGTGACAACGCCCTGGATTATTGAGTTGACTTCTGATCTGGAGGCAAACGAGCGATCATAACCACCCTGAAGGGTGATTGTTTGGTCTTTGGTGGTGGTAACATCTTCCTGAAGATCAACATCGTTGAGAAGCATAATAGAGTCAGGAGCTGCAAGAGTGTAGGCAACAGCAAAAGAGGGAAAGAGGTTGCCGGCAATGCTGATCCGGGAGACGTCAGAGGAAAAAGAAAAGGTAATTTCATCAAGCCAAGCACGATCAAGGCCGAATGAAAGGTTGTTGTCTTTTTCGTATGACCAGCTCAACTTGTGTTCACCTGGAGGAATGTTTACTATCTGCTGATTCCAATCGACCTCGCCGGAAATAGATTTTTGAAAAACTCCATCAATATAGAAATTAAGCCTATCCCATGCGTATTCACTTGAAACCTTCCACCAGTAACCAACCTGAACAGGCCCAATGATATAAAATTCAATTGTAGAACGCTGCATGTCCTGAATCAGACCGCTTTCAGCAGACTGAGCACCATCATGGCTGTAAACATCCTGAGCTATCCAAAACGCATCGCCGCTGGTGCTAACGGTTATAGTGGGGATATTAAGTGATGTGCTCAGAGCCCAACTGTGAGACGCTATAAGCAGGAAAACGAAAATCAAAAACCGCATGATATCCCCCACGCTTCACCCTATCGGGTTCAGCCTGCGGTGCCTAATCGGCACCGTGTAAAAGCGGCCACACGTTGACGGCATGCGCCGCCATGTGTGGCCTCAACTACCAAGTAGCACGATAACGCTTGTAGGTTGCATCGACCGGGATGTTTGCTATGTCGTCAGTCATGCCGGAATCAGTTTTATTCCTCCATACATAATAGACCGACAACGACGTTTTGCGCTCGTTGAGGGACAGTTCAGCAGCATCCTGGGGGACTGCCCGATTGTGGACAGATTCAATGGTTGAAGCGGGTAGGGGGGCGGATTTTGAGACAGCAGGTTTTTGAGGCTCAGTATATGGAGGAAGAAAGCCAGAAAGATTGTTTGATCCCTGAACTGAAACAGGTTGAGACATCTTTGATGATGATACAGGCGAGAAAGCTGTTAAAGCAGGATTAATACGACTTGAAGATATGTTCTTCATTGGTTCAGGGATAACAGTTCTTGCAACAGGCTTTGAGGGATCTTGTTTATGTTTCTCAGATTTGGCACGAATACCGGCAACAGCAGTTTTAAACAGCAAACCACCGACAGTCATAAAGACGCAAAATATAATAATCCAATGCATTATTATATTTTTAGGCTTCTGAATTTCATCTGATGAATAAGATTTATAAGCTGAGAATACGGCCTGTCTTTTCCTTAACGTCTGAGTGCGCATGTGTTTGCCGCGCCGATCAGTGACGTGGTATCGAAAAGCACCGGCAATAGCTTTAGATCGTGGAACAGCCTGATAAATACATTCAGGCAATGCCAAGATGGACCTGGACAAATCAAGGTGATCTTGACAGCCTAAAATGATGTCAACGCCGAGGTGGCGGTGGTACTGGAAGAAATAAAGGACATCTTTATCCTTAAAGTCACGGGGGAATAGTTTCTGTGATTCATCTATAAGCAGAATAATGTTTTTAACCCGCTTTATTTCCATAAGTTTCTGAAAATTGGAAACGGTGAAAAAATCAAGGATTGAGTATTTTCCTTCAATGCCGTTTTCAGGATCACCAATCAGAAATGGTGAATCAAGTTTAAGATGAGGAACACGTAAATCATCAATATTCGATATGACAAGAATGTTTTCCTTGATGTGAAATTCTTTGTAGAATTCGTCATAGGTATAGAATTTTGAAAGGTAGTTAACCATATAATAGCTTTTGCCGGAACCTGGAACACCTGAGACGATAGAGATCATTTCATATCCTCACAAAAGGAATCATCCGAAGAGTAACTCTCAGGATCAAAGCAGACACCAGGACAGAGAAGGCGGCGGGGATCTGGAAGCAGTCAAGCAACCAAGCAGTGAAACCAGTAAAAGACATGGCACCATTAAGAGAGCCAGCACCGGCCTGTTGCTGGTTTGCAAAGCCCATGATTGTTTCAATGACTTCGTACAGAAAGTTATTAAGAACAATCGGCAGCACAAGAATCATCAGGCCAGTAAGCAAGACCTTAAGAGCAATCCAGCCAACAACCTTGTCGGCAAAGATTTTTGACGCAGCAGAGCCGAGAAAACTAATCAATGCAGCAAATATAGCAGGCATTTACCACCCCCTGACCACGACCATAACAGCAAAGCCGTGAGCGATTATTATCAGTGCGGCACCACAAAGACGGAGAAAAGGTTCCCATCGTGAAAAAGAAAAATTCAACTCTTTACCGTATATAGTGCCAGCGGATAGGGTTGATTCAGTGCTAGACGTACTAATAGTGAAAGACCTAACCATGCTGGTTAATGGGCTGGATGCAACAAACCCCTGTAATAGGCCAAGAAGCCCCTTTTTTTCTGGCTGTTCATAAGTGCCGTCATATTCGTTGTCACCTAAACCGGTTAAGGCAGTATCACCGGCGTCCTCAACCTCATTAGGATCAAGGTTGTCTAACTCGCGCTGTAGCTCTGCTTGACGTGCAGCAGCAGCAGCGGCGGCAGCTTGAGCATTGGCAAGCCGTTGTGCGTTTTCAGGTGTAGGATTGGCATTGTAATTACCTTGAGCAACAGCAACGGCGTTATTAGCAGCGGCAGTTGCGTTTGCACCTTGAGCAAGTGCAGAAGCGGCACTAACTTGCGCTTGAGTTGCTGGAGTTGGAAGGGTGGCAAGAGTGCCCGTATCAACTTGAGTCGGGTTATCAGAGGCTATAACAGATACGGAGCCAGGATTGTTTTTTATATAATCATCTATTTCACCGTAATAATCAGAAAAAACGTTTGCAGGTGCAAGAATGGTACTAGAAGAATTTGCAAGTTTCTGAGCGAACTCAGAAATGGAAGAAGGAGTAGTAGGCAAATTACTTAAAGGATCATTTGTTTGAACAGCAGGATATATCATAGTTACAAAGCCAGAATAAGGAGGTGAACAATTAAGAACAGAACTAGAAGAATAATCTGTATAGTAATACCCACCAGCATAGACAGGAGGGGATGTAGGTTTAGAAGATCCACAAAACCGAGATCCGATAGAAGAAGAACCAGTAATTTTATAACGTAATCCTCCGGCTGACATAACAGTACCAATAGGCAAGTCAGTATAAGAGGGAGACAAAGTAGCAGCAGCAATCTTTGGATATTTTGAAGGGTTACCTTTTGCAGAATCCATGAGCTTTTGTAAACCGGCTTTTATAGATACATCGACCTGTTTGATTCTAGGTGATAGAGTTGACATATCAATGTCTCTAACATCGATCCATTGAACAGTTGACGATCTACCAATATTACCGCCAGGAGTAACAACCGTTTGACCGGGTGTTTGACCAGAACCATAAATTCCACCGCGAGGGTAGACACCTTGTTGAGAAGATATAAAGGTTGCAGCACCACCGGCAAAAATAGTCATGGATATGATACCGCCGAGAATAATAAAGGCAGTACCCATAAGCAAAGATGCATACGCTTTAAAGGCAGTAAAGATGGAAATAGTGAGAGCTACAAAGATTGAAATTTTAAAGGATCTCTTCATACTTGCCCCAATAAGGAAGGGGGCCGAAGCCCCCCGCCGGTTGATGATTTAACGGCCCATCAGAGACTGAACCTTTTTAAAACCCCAGATCCCGGCAAGAACGGTAAGAATAGTACCGCCGATTGCAAAGAAGACAGCATCAGAACCAGTAATACCAGCCTGAATAGCTGTCTGATCAGCAGCAGACAAAGCAGCGAACGAAGGGGCGGCAGCAACAGCGGTTGCAGCAACAGCGGAGAGGACAACAGACAGTTTTTTCATGGGTGAAACTCCTTTGGTTTATTTGCCCATGGGCATAGTTAGCGGCTAGAGATCAGGGATTTGACGCGCCGAAACCCCCAAGCACCAGCCAATACGACCGAAATGGTCGTAACTGAAAGCCAGTAACCGGTTAAATCAAGTGATATGGTCATATGCCTTTACTCCAGATCATCCAGACAAGAGCACCAGAAATCAAACCAGCAAGACCCATAAGGTAGTCGTAATTTGTCTGGTGTAGATACGGAACGAGTTGCTCTGGCATAATCTAACTCCTGAACAGTCTGAATATCAGTGTAGGGCCAACAGATACGCAGCCCATTGCAAAGACCAGTGTAAAGAAATAGTCAAAAACAACGTTGCCAGTGATCTGGAGGACAGGGAAATCCATTATTCAACACCCATGGAAAAGGCCCAAGCTTCACAGTCAGGACAAATGACAACTTCCTGATCTTCAGGGTCTTGTGTGTGATGAATAGAGCCGCAGACGTCACAGGTGCGAATGGACATGGTTGACCTCTTAAGCAGCAGCCGGGGCAGCCGGAGCTTTTGCAGAAGAAACTTTAAATTCACGAGAGCCGATAAACATTGAATTGTAATCAGACATGATGAATTCAACGTCTTTGATGTGGGCGGTTGTCATGGTGCCAGGAATAAGACGATTAGCATCAGGAGATGGATATAAAGCCCTGAATTTGATCTGTTTACCACCGCTCAGGAGGGTTACGAACTGTTGGCCTGTTTTCTTGCTGATCTGTGAGCCAACATAGAAACCGGTAAGTTTCATTTCTTCGATGATGATCTGTTTTTCTTGTCCGTTTGACATGGTGTTTTGCCTTTCAGGGTTTGGTATCTACGCAACGAGGCGCAGTTTATATGCTTCTTCAGGGATAGGCTTGGCGATTGCTTCAACGGGCCTGAACAGCGGGATGATTTTGCACTGAGCAGCAGCAGGAGCAGGCGTGGCAATATCAATCCCAAACTGGAGGAAGAATTTACGGTGAGAGTAGTATTGACTTTTGTTGTACATGGACTTGATGTTCTCACCGTTGCGCCAAGCTGAGTAAATGAGCTTTTGCCTTCCATTTAGATCGTTCATATCGTCGTGCCTCAATTCAACAGATGTAGGGAATGTGATGTTGTCTAGTCGTGATTTCCAAGCTGCGTAAAAGTTGAAGTTTTCCCAATCAATTTGGTTTCCATAAGTGTCATCAAGGTATTTGCCGCGAAGGACTACTTCACAGCGTAAAAGGTCGTATGCGTAGGTTCTCAGGATGGATTCTTGTTCTTTGTCGATTCGTGATGGATTAAATGGATGAACGTTAATTTCTTTGGCTTTGTTGTAGAACTTGACAGATGATCGTTTTGAGTTCTGGTTGAAGTAGACGGTTGTTCCTTTGTTTGCCGTGGGTATGCCGTAGCGACCATGGGCAAACTGTTTGATAGCCAGTAGGTAGGTGTCAACGTCGGGAACTGAAAAATTATATGTAATGTCAATACGCCTGACGTTGTATTGACCGAGTTCAAAGGCACGAATGATTGAGATGTTATTAAGGCGTTTCGCTATGTCGTTAATCCACCGAGCAACAATCTCCCAGTTGTCACGCCCAAAGAGGTTATGACCCTGAAGCCACTTGCTAGGGTTACCATCAATGACAAGGCCGCGAGTTGTGTTGCGGATTCTGGTGTTTTCAGAGAAGGAACCTTCATTCCAGCGGATGTCAAAGCCTAGCTCTGTCATTTGCTCGATCTCACCATCAGGACGGAAACGGCAGACAGAACCGACTTCCAAGTCGATGTAGAGATCAGGGAAAAGAATGGTTGCCCAATCGATCAA